GCATTAGTACATCGTCTGCCTTAGAAAACTCAAAATGTGTCCTGATTTTTCACTTATTGCGTACAAAGATTCACCGGGATTTAGCGTGATGGTTATACGTTCTAGTTTTTCTAATCTTAATCCACCGAGAACTTGCACAGTAGCGTTTCCAATATAAACGGCTTGTGTATTGTCATTGTTTGAAATATGCAATACTGATGGATTTGGTGATTGGCCATCAATTTGAGTTGGAGTTGTTCCAACTGTAACTTGTCCAGATGATAATGCCACAATAATCCTAAATTAGTAGAAGCAGTTCTGCTTCATCGTCTAGTATTGACCATTCTACCTGTGCTGTTGCACTAATTGATGGAATAACTGTGTTTGTGTAAGCAGTTGCAACAATAGTTGCAGGCATACGAACTGGTTGAGCCTTTGGTGTTTCAACAATCTCAACCTTTGGTGGCTCTGGGATTGGTTCAGGTTTCTTTGGTGGTTGTGGTTTTGCATAAGGTCGATTTGAACCATAACCAGATGGTTCTGGAGTTGGCTCTGGTGGTGGCGGAGTTGGTGGAATAACCGTTGCATTTGCTGTTGCACTTAGTTCACCAAGTTGCGCCGAAAAGATTGGCAGGATTACTGGAAGTGTATTTGCTGTGGATTGTAGAGTTCCAAATTGCGATTCGGCTTGTGCGTTATGTATAACGCTCGCAGATGCACCTGAAGTTAAATTACCGAGTTGTGCAGATGCGCTAACTAGATTATCTACTTCTGATGAAGCATTACTTGATAGAGAACCTAGAGATGCAGTAGCACTAGCAATTCTTACTGGTGTTCCAGTTGCACTTGCTGTTAGTGATTGAAGTGAAGCGTTAGCGGAAGCAAATTGTGTAAGCCCACCAGAATAAGTAGCAAATGCAGAATCGTAAGTTAAATCGCCTGCGTTATATGTGCTTTGTGCAGCAGGGAATCTAACTAATCTGCTTGTGTTTAATATAAAGTCATCAAGTTCTGATGAACTCATTACTAACTCGCGATTGTTAGAGATGTAGTTAGTGAACCACTAGAGATTGTGTAGGTATCGCCTGCGGTATAAGGATTGCCTGTGATTGTTCCAGAGAATAAAAACGATCCGCCAGTGATGCCATCCCAAGCAGTAAAGTGAGTTGCATCTTGTGAACCAGAAATGTTTGTCCAAGTCACATCTGCATCACTAGCCATTGCACCACCACTAGCAGCGGCAAAAGAAACTGATTTACGAGTTGTTTCTGTGGCAGTATTTGCAGTGCCAGCAGCACCCGGATCGCCAACGTGTAACTGCACAAAACAGGCTGTAACTGAAAAAGCCACGTTATTGCCCAAAGCATCTAGCCATTTGTTTGCTAGATAAGAACTGATTCCAGTTGCCACTATTCCTCAACTCTTTCAATGATGTTTACAATTCTGCCATCTGCATCGCGCTCTACGGTTCTGATGGTTGCCTTTTGTGCTGGTGCTTCGACATTCACGATTGGTGGCTCAACATTGATTACGGCTGGTGGCACATTGACCACAGTTTCAGGAATGTTCACAGTTACATCGTGAGTGCGCTGTACGTCATAAACCGAATCAGGATTTGCTGGATCGATTTGAGCAACTTGCTGTAATTGAGTAGATGGAACGCCAGTGTGCATGATTGGCGGAAGTCCTAATTGCTTTAAGACATCAGCAGGCTCAAAACCTGACTGAACTAATCTTGTGGCCATTGCGACTTTCTTATCCGTTTCAACGAGCGAAGCAGCAGCCAAATCCACGTTAGCCAAAGGAACGCGATAAACGTCACCACCATCAACGGGTCGTAAGTCCTCAAATCTGCGAATATCATTTGTGCTTAAGAATCCTGCCTGTGCGCCTATTGAATAACCTTGCATACGAGTCTGGAAATCGCCTCGCAATAATCCATCAATATTAAAACGTAAGAATGCACCTGCTGGAAGTAGCGTTGTATAGGCATCCTCAAGTTTGGCTATGTAAGCCCGTAGTGTGTGTTGTACGAAATTGATGTTTTGCTGTTCAACAGAGTTGTAAGACATTGCACCAGCAGATGTGACACCAAGCATATGCGGCGGAATGCGGAATATGCGAGCAATCTGTTCAACAGAAAATCTTTGAGAATCAATCATCTGTGCTTCATCAGGATTTACACCTGTGCGCACAAACTTTGCACCACCAGTTAAGATGCCAACCTTGTGAGCCTTTTGGCTTCCACGATGACGTAGGTTAAATCCGTCAGACAGTGACTTGGCTTGTTCCTGTGTTAAATCTTGAGCAGTTTCGATGATGCCTGCGGTCACTGCACCTTGAGCAAAGAATCTAGATGCAAAGTTCTGTAATGCAATGCCCAATCCAAGATTGTCTTTAAGTTCAGATACACGGCTAACACCACGATTTGCGCCAGCCTTGCGAATCTCGGTGATGTGAATAATTTCATCTTTAGCGATTGGTCGTGAATAGTCCTCGTTGTAAACATAGTAAAGTTCACGGGTGCGCTCCATGCGCTTAACTTCAACCTTTGTTGGATCGAGAACTACAAGGTTTGCGACATCGCCATTTGAATCACGGAATATCCGAGTGAATGAGTTGCCGTCTAAAAGTAAAGAAACTAAAACTTGTTGATAATGCTCTGCGCGTAGCAAATCAACATCTGGTCGTTGCACCCATGCTGGCTGCGGTCTGAATGGGTAACGGTCACCATCGCGGCGAACGAAACAATCCACTGGAAGTGTTGAGATTGTGTCAGAGATTAAAAGCACTGCTGAATAAAAAGCGTTTAGTTTCATCGCGTTCGACTGATCGACTGGAACGCCTGCCTCTGATGCGCTTACGAAATCAGCACCAGAACCCCAAATCTTTTGATACGAGATTGAACGCTTATCGTTGTTGCCTAAATTTCCTAGCATTAGTTACTTCTCTCTATTGCAATTCCAACTAAAACGCAGGATGCGCCAAAAGCAACTATGCCTAGTGGCAGACTAAACAAACCTAAACCTATTGAGATTGCGGTTAAACCAATTACTTGCAGAATGCTGGCTAACACTTAACTCCTAGAAACTAAAGAACTGCGGTACGACTGGTTCCTCAACAGGAAGTGTCGCTCTGCTAAATCCAATAATACTAGCAACTGCCGCATCTATCTTGCGTGGCGAGCCGCGATGCTCTTTGACAATTCTTGGGCCAAGTCGGTCTGTCTTAATTACTGCATTTTGCAAATGCCTAGTTATCAATGGATTTCCGTCATGCGTTAGTTTTGCGTTCACTACTGCATCGTAAAACTGCGCACAAGCAGGAACCATGCGACTTGCCGATGATGATGCAAATTCAACAATCGGTAATCCACGTTCATCTAAGACTTGCATTGTTCGCTGCCATCTGAACGGGTCACAAACAATTTCCTTTACATTGTGACTAGCGCAAAACTCAATGATTGTGTTTTCCACATCTAGTTGATCTACGCGCCAATCGTCAGGGTCATCAGGCTGCTTTTCCCATGCCTTAACTAGAAAGACATGAGGATTCTGCTCTACAGTCACGCCAACTAAAACGGTGGCATCGCCAGAGAACGAGCCGTCAAATCCAAGCACAACTGGCTCTGTGCCTGTGACTTCACGTTCTATTGCCAGTGGTTCCCATGAACCATTAGGCAGCCAAGCGTTTTGACTAGATACCCATTGATTGCATCGCTTAGTTCTAAATTCAGATTCGGGCGTTCTCTTAATAGTCGATTCAAAATCTCGTTCATCATTTAAGTCGTTGAATCCCGGATTGGCTAACTTCCAATTCACTGGGTCGCGATGGTCAGACTCATTAGGTGCTTCCCACCAAGCCATAAAGAAAGTAGGGTCATCGATTTCGCCTCGAATTACCTTTTGCCCGTATTGATACATCGAGTAACAGGTTGAGTCCATGCCAGTTGAGTCAGCCTTAACGCCTGCTGTTGTGATGGCAATTAGCATCGGTTCTCTACGCGCACCCATACCAAGTTGCATAACGTCAAACAACTCTCGGTTAGGTGCAGCGTGTAATTCGTCATAGATAACACGAGTCGGGTTCAAACCCTCTTTTGTGAAAGCCTCACTTGATAATGCGCGATAAACAGAACCCGTAGATGGAACTTCAATGGCATCTCGATAAACGTTACACAACTCGGATAATTCCTCATCGGCTTCAATCATTCGCTTGGCATCACCAAAAACAATCTTGGCTTGGTCTTTGTCAGCCGCGCATGAGTAAACTTCGCCACCTTGCTCACCCATAATCAAAGACCATAGAGCGATGCCAGAACCTAAACCAGATTTACCGTTTTTACGAGCCATGCCAATTAGGGCAGTGCGATGTTTGTATAACCCGTTCTCACCCACTGCAAATAAGTGACTTAGTAAATCCTCTTGCCATTTGCGTAAAACTAAAGGCTGACCAGCATTACCGGCCATTGTGTCTTTTGTTTGAGTTGCAAAAGCGTTTATGAAATCAGATGCCTGCCAGCCTCGACTACGTTTCAGGTCATCTTTAGAAACAGGTGTGAGCCAGCGCGGTGGCCAACTACTCACTTCGATTTTCGACACGGCTGCGCAGTTCCTCTAATTTGGATTGCCGTTTGACTTCGGCTACACCTAGTCTAGATCGGTCAGTTGGACTAAAGCCAAGCAATGAAAGATTGGCAACTAACTGTCGGTCTAAATCTCGAAGTGCCTTACGTTCCTCTGGTCGATTATCGCGCAATACCTGAATACGCAGATTCCAACGTTCATCTAAAAGTTCACAGGTCATCAAAAGCAATTCGCCATCGGTGCTAGGTGATAGCCAAGTATTCGCCAATCCCCAAATGCGTTCCCAAAGTTCTAGACCGGGTTTCTGTAATGGGCGATGAGGTTCAG